GACAAACATATGATGGAGAACTTTAGGAAGATCAGGAAGATGATGGAGATCTATGCGCTGTACACAGTGCTGAGGATCTATTATAAGGACCAAACCTACTCTCTGTTGATCAACAGGTCGAAGAAGTTGGTCAAGTTTGAAGGCATCCAGGTGCACAGGAACAGGATCGTGGCTTCTTTGGGGACCATGGCGAAGACTGAGTTCGAGGAGTTCTCCTTCGACAAGGTGGAGTCCTTCTACCTGGAGAGCATGCACGATGAGAAGACCTTCGCGGAGGAGTTGTGGACCTCCCACGAGATCACTTACTTGGTGAACAACCTCTCTTACCAATACAAGGCAATAGCCGAGATGGAGTCCAAGGTCTGGTTCAAGATGACCGACGTGTTCGGGAAGAAAACCCTTTTAAGCTACTACCCGAATAGGTTTGAGCTGATCCTCATGGGGAAGCCCGGGGAGGTGGACCACTTCGAGAGCACCGCCAACAAGATCAGGGCGAAGTACTTGGAGATTTGTGCCCTCATGGAGTCGCGCTCTTTCTCCCAGATGGAGACGCCGACCACGCAGACGCAGGACGAGATGTCTACGGTCTTGACCTCGCTCACCGCGAAAGAGAGCCTCACCTGGAATGATGTCGCGACTTACTTCAAGACCCGTCACGACATGTTTGCCAGTCTTTTCCAAACGGTCAATGGCTTGGAGATGTCCGCGACCGACGTCAAGATGTCGAAGTTCTTCAAAGAGGACCTCGAGAGGGACATGCCTGAGTTCTTAAGCAAGACCCCAGACATGATCTACCAAGAGGCTGCCAACCACTTCAAGATCATAGAGTTCGCAGTGACCGACTCCCTCCCTGTCCTCAGGATTCAAGACAAACTGGACAAATACCTCACGGCGGTGAACTACTTGAACTCGGAGGCTGGCAAGAGAGTGGACTTTGAGATTTACGTTCTCGACATGAACACTATGACCGTCTTGAGCGAGCCTCCTGTCACTTCCATGATCAAGCCGGACTGCACCAATCTCAAGGAGATTCACGAGCTTGTGAGGGTGAAGAAGAATTTCGAGAAACACAGGAGGATGATGGAAATGGGTCTCGACGACTCTAAGCTCGAGGACTTGGACAGGTTGATGCTCGAGATGATCAGACTGATTGAGAGGCCCTCTTTGAGGAACATAAAGGCAGCGACATTGGTGGACTCCAGGAGGAACAATTCGAGCTTCACCACCAGCACCAACATGGAGGACAGTTACTGCGTGGAGATCATGAGCAGGAGCACCGCACTCACGACGACGGCGGTGGCGAACAAGTTCCTAACAAACTACATCGAGGGTACTTCCTACAAGGAGATGTTCTGCCCCGAGGTGGTGAAGATGACGGAGTCCTCAACCGAAGTAGGAATCAAAGAGGTCAGGTCTGACATCTTGAACCTCATCAGGGAGACGGAGTCCTTAAGGGAGACGACAAAGGACAAGATCCCCACGTTGTTTAAGCTCCCTTGGATCAGTAAAAGGAATAAGGCTTGCCTCAATCCCAGATTGTTGAAACAGCCGACTTTCTTGGCGGATGGGACCCTCTTGTATGAGATCTCGACGGAGTTGAAGGAGGATAAGACCACCGGCTGGCAGGAAGCCAAGGACACCTCGGGCATTGGCACCTCGGAGGAGGATATCTCGTTGGTGGATGGCCTCCTAGAGTTCCTGAGGGAGGGCTCGGATATGGGGGAGGAGAACTATTACGACAGGTTGAGAAGTGCGAGGTTCTGGGAGTGCCTGGACATGTGGGAAGAGGTCGCTAGGGAGATAGCGTTGATGTCGGAGAGAAGGTTCGCGACCTCGAAGTCGGCGGGCCACTTCGCGCTGAAGAAGTTCGAGCACTTTTGGGTGGAGGTCCACAAGGGGACTAAGATAACCAAGGAAAAGCAGTTGAGGTTCAGGATCCACATCTCAGGGGAAACCATGGAGGAGGTTCAGAAGAACGACAACCAGTTTTTCAAGAGCTTCAAGGAGGGCCTGTCTGACTGCTGGTCGACCGATTGGCTGGCCATTTCCTTGATGGACCTGGAGCACTTTCAGACGATCTCCTCCAGGGTCAAGGTGATCATGAAACACATGTCCGAGAACATAGTGGCTGACTCAATAATGAATAACGCGATGATGGCCTCCAGCGACGTCCCGAGATTCTTTATGGTGCCTTTGCTCATTATGATGGAGCACAAGAGGAACACCTCCACGTCCGCTCAGACTGCCAGGTACGTGATGCACAACGTCACGTCCCTCCTCTCTGATACGAAAGGGGTGGTCTCAGAGATCGTCTCTGTGCCAATCCGGACCAGGTTGCAGTCTTTCGTAGTCCGCAGTCAGCTCGCGTGGATGTTGGACATGCTCTCCAAGGAGAAGATGTCTCTGGCCCACTTCGCAAGGATGGCGAGTGACAGAACCTACTTCGACCGCATACACATGCCCTCGATGTACGACTTGTCGTCCACCGTTGAGTTTAGTGTGATGATGGACGAGATATATTACAGCAACATTTTCAATCAGAAGATGGGGTTCAGGAGCCACAGGGAGAAGGCAATCTGGGAGAAGCAGGCTAAGGAAGAGAGGAACTACAGGTCGCTGAGCTTGGCTGAGATGTCGGAGAGGCCGATAGACGACTTCCTCAAAATGAAAGACACCCACCACATCTACTCGTCTGAGACGGTGAGGTTGGCCGTGAAGAACTGGTTTGCGAAGAAGGAAAACAAGTCTGCGGTCTTGAGGGCCAATTTGGAGGCTGAGGCGGAAACCGTCGAGGAGATCGTGAAGATGACGAAGTCCGTCATCGCCGCCCCTACGAAGTTCAACTCCTTCATCAAGTTCTCAAGGGAAGTCGAAAAAGTGACGGTCTTGGAAGCGGTTGTTATGGAGATGGAGAAGGCCCAGAACTCCTTTTTGGCTGACTTCTGCGCCCAAGACGAGGAGGTGTACGCAATCTTTTCCACATTCGCGAAGGACCAATTCGGCGGAGCCCGGGAGATCCTGGTTCAGGCTATCAAGACCAGAATCCACACCGCGTACTTAAACAGGTTCTTCAAGAAGTTGTGTGAGTTCCACGAGAAGGAGATGATCACAGACGAGAAGAAGAAGGCGGAGAAACAGTCGAGCACCTGCGTCCTGATAAAGGACTTGTTCGTCAGGTCCGTCTCTTCAGAGACCGACCACATCAACGTTCCCATGGTGATTAACGCTGACGCCTCCAAGTGGGCGCCCTCAATGGTCATGGAGTACTTCATAGAGATGTTGTCCGAGATGAGCGTCGACACGGTTCTTTTCAACCACATGGTGACCATTTTCAGGTCTTACTCTGCCAAATTACTCTTCCTGCCTGAGAGCTTGAAGATGAAGTGGCAGAAGAGACCGTCCAACATCCCGGAGACCTCTGAAGACCTGGAGTGGGTTAGGTCCAACGTAGACTTGGAAACCGGGATGATGATTTTCTTCTCGGGGATGGGCCAAGGGAACTTCCAACACCCAAGCAGCTTCTTCCACTGCCTGATAGACGACTTGATGGATGAGGTGTTGGAGAAAGTGCTACAATCTATCGACGTGAGGGTTTTGGTTTCCGTGTCTCTCATCTCCTCAGACGACAGCACAAAGATGCTCTCCTTGAGGATTCCCACGATGAACTGGTCCGCCACTCTCGCGAAAACCTTGCTTGTGGTGGCGGACATCTTCACGACCATCAGGAAGGCGGCAAACATACACATCAACTGGAAGAAAACAGCCTTGCAGTCTCTTATTGTGGAGTTCAATTCCATGTTCTCAATCGGAAAGAGGGTCGCATTGGCAGTCATAAAGAGCCTGTACAACTCGCAGAACGTCGTTGACATGACGTACCCCGAGAGAGCGGTCAAGGAGGTGATCTCTCATTGCAGGCCTTTGTTGGAGGAGGGGGCATCCATCCCGACTGTGACGTTGGCTCTCAAAGAGATGAGGAGCAAATTGATAAAATGGTACAACCTAGCGCCCAGGACTGCGGAGCTCTCAGCCATTTTGAACTGCTCTGAGGAGGAATTGCCCGCCCCACTCGGCTTCGTGCCAATCCAAAATGTGGTTGAGACCCTCATCTATGGCGCGGAGTACAACTACATCGCTGTGGACATGTCTGAAGAGATGACCGACTTCTTCAAAGGGCTCTACTCAGCAAAAATGAACACTGTCAAGGAGGCGGACTTGAAGATTGACGTGGAGGAGATGGTCAGCACGAAGTACATGATAAAGTTGAACACGAAGTTGGACAAGAAAGTGCAGGAGTTCAAGAAGAAGATCATAAGGGACAAAGAGAAGCTGAAAGACGTGATGGAAAGATGGGCAATGATGGAAGTGAAGAACACCGCCCTGCTGCAGGAGTTGGACCTCTACCTACAGGAGAGGGCTTTAAACATCAAGGTGCAATACGAGTTCTCGGAGTCCTTCAGGATGAACTCTATGATCAGGGCGATGCAGTTGGCAAGCTCAGAGTTCGAGACGAACCTGGGAGACGAAGGGCCCAAGTTCACGTCTGTGATCGACTTCACGAGATTCATGATCTTGAGGAAGAATAAGAAGACCTCCTTTAACATGCTCGACAAGTTAAAGGAGACCAAGCTTGAAATCCGGGTCGAGATGGAGAAGTTCAAGAAGATGAAAGCCGTGGCCAAGACTATGCACGACAAGTACCGGACTGTCGCCTTCTTCAACGTCACCGCGGAGAGCTACGCGTCGGAGGCGGAGATCATCAAGTGCATTATGTCCTCAAGGTTCCACACCAAGATCAGGGTGTTCAAGGCCGTCACAGAAATTACGAGGGTTTTGCGCATGGACATGCAAGGCCTCTTCGAGAACCCTTTCAAGAAAATAAAAGAAGCCTTCCCCGCCAGTGACACCCCATTCACAGACTTCAGGAACTTCATCAACTGCTACGTCAAGATGTTCTTCAGGAACACGATGAAGGTTGTCTGTGACTTCTTGCCAGAGGTCTCTAAAGCCTCCAACATTCTGAGTCTCTACAAAACAAAGTCCAAACCCGGGTTCCAGTACGAACTCAACGAGGCCGCCACAAGCTCGGATAAGGTCAAGATGATGGACAACTTGATGCTTGTGCTTCCGTTGGACGAAGTGAAGAAGCCCTTGAGGTCCCTGTTCACAAAGAGAGAGAGAGACATCACCCCTGGGGTTTCGCGGAAGGAGTGGGCGATGAAAGTCATTTGCAACTTGGACACGAAGAACTGTTTGAAAGCCTGGAAGTTTTCCCTGTTCAGAGAAATGTTCTCCTACAACCGGGACACGGATGAGAGAGTCTTCTGGGATAAGAACGCCTTGATCTTAATCAACGTGCTGAAGGAATCCAGCCAGTCGTCCGTCATGATCACCGTTAGGGCACACAAGAACAGAGAGAACCACTTTGAGGTATCGTCGTCCTTAAAGGGCCTCGTAGAGAAGGAGATAAACACCTACATGCTGAAACCCTCCTCCACGTCGTACATCCTGAAGTTAACCTCAGAGACCATCCATACCAGGCTGAGAGACGTTTGGTCCCGGGTTTCGGTTTCCAGGTCCGTGCCCGCCTGGGATGTGAACTTGAAGGTGACTAAGTTGAAGAAAGCGGACAGTTGGGCGTTGAGGGCTAAGATTCAAGGGCCGGGAAGCTTGGCCACGATGGTGCCCATCAAGATATACGACGAGCAGTACAAGTACCACGCCAGTCTGGAGATAGACATCAAAGACAATGAGAGATTCAGGAACATCACAAATACCCTGGAGGACATGATGCTAGCTAACTCAACTCTCAAGGAGGTCATCGCCTTCATAAAGGAGATGGAGTTTTTCAAATCCGATAAGGACTTCACTTCGAAGACGAGAGAAGTGACCACTGAGATCTCCAGGAGGGTCAACTTAGCGACAATGAGTCAGAGCCTCATGACCGCTTTTAACAACATTGAGGCCGAAGTCACAAATCTCGCAGAAGTCGTGAGAGGGAGCACGAACTCCGAAGAGGACTTCGAGATGCTTGTGGACACGTCAGTCTTCGACGACAAGGGGATGTCCGACTTTTTCTCTCAGATCATCAAAGCGGTTCACAACAGGGAGTTCGAGGACGACCCGGATGAGGTCGAGGATGAGGGCTACCTCCCGGATAACATTGTCGTAACCTCGCTCGTCACCAATGCACTCTGGAACTCATTCAACAAGGAGATGGAGTACCACCCCACGCTTCTCACAGACTACGACAAGGACAGGCCGTACGCGAACGTCCGGATGGCCTTCACAAACGTCCTGGAGAATGTGTCCGAATACGTCGGCTATAAGATCCCCCACGACGTGGCCCTCACTCTTCTGATCCTTATGACCCGGAAAGGAACCCTGATCTTCAAGGAGTTCCCCTACAGCGCCGTTGAGGATGTGTCCTCCTTTGCCACATACCAGAGGAGAAAGAAAGAGTACCCCAGGCCGAAAGAGGTCTCGTTGTCCAGTGAGGAAGAGGAGGAGCTCAACATGCTGGATAGGTTCTAGACCGTCCACCACCTGTCCAGCACCCACTTTCAGCCGTTCTTTCCCTTCCTGCCCCCGAATCCCTCCCACCTCATAAAGTCCCTCTTCAGCCAAACTTCTGCCCCCTTTATTATCTTCCGCTTCGCCTCTAGCTTCTTTCTTGTGTTCATCTACAGCTTCGTGCTTTCATTCACGTTCTCCTTCAAATAGTG